ATATTTGGCTGTGCAGAAGTAACAATATTACCTGCCAATGTAGTTGCCGTAAAGTTACCATTTAATATTGCGCCAGTTCCTATCACTGATAGGACATTTGCATTTCCAGAAACACTGATATTGACATTTCCATTTAATGGAATATTAACATTAGAACTTCCGTTGATGATAGTAGAACCAGCAGCAACTGTAATACCTGTTAATTGACTACCATTACCAATAATATATGTAGCATTAACATTTCCTGTAGTGGTTAAATTTCCAGCAGCAATATTTCCTGAGACGGCTAAATTAGAAAGAGTTCCTACAGATGTGATATTTGGTTGTGCTGCATTTGTTACTGTTCCGGCATTTGATGCTGATCCGCTCAGTGCGCCAACAAATGTAGTTGCAGTAATTGCGCCATTTGCTAAGTTTGCACTAAATGATGGATTTGATGTGTGTGCATAATTTCCGGTAGTATTTCCGCTCACAAAAGTAGGGTAATAGATTCCGGTTGATTGAGTCGTTACCGTAGTATTTACTGCATTGGATGCCGTGGTTGCTGTCCCACTCAATCCTCCTACAAATGTTGCGGCAGTAATTGAGTTGTTTGATAAATTTGCGGAAATCCCCGAAGTGGTTACTGCACTATAGTAACCATTACCTATTGTGGTAACAAATGCTGGATACACGTTGGTTGCGGATGAAGAATTGGTAAGTAAGGTATTGGCAGCATTCGCATTTGAAACTGGACCAGTAATGTTTGCGGCGGTGAGTGAACTTAGACCAGAACCATTACCAAAGAAGTTTCCGTTGACATTTGCTGCCGAGATGTTACCTGTGACAGCGAGTGAAGTTAGTGTTCCAACAGATGTAATGTTCGGCTGAGCATTTGTTGTTACGGTTCCTGCGGTTGTTGCAGAGGTTGCCGAACCCGCATTTGTTGCATATGTTGCGTTTGCGACGTTTCCCGTTACGTTTGCTGCATTAATTGATGAAATGGCCGCACCGTTCCCGAACAGATTAGCGGTAACATTTGCCGCTGACACGTTTCCAGTAACATTGAGAGAACCCAAAGTTCCAATAGATGTGATGTTTGGCTGTGCTGATGTTGTTAACGTTCCTGCTACACTTGTAAATGCAGCATTATTTGCACCAATATTACCTACGTTTGCATTTCCTGTAGCGTTTAGTGTTCCTGCTACATTAATTCCAGTCGCAGTTATTACCACCACATTAGATGTGCCGCCAACTGAAGCACTTATGTTTCCATTTGTTGATGTGACATTAACATTTGATGTGCCGTTTGCGATGTATGGGCTTGCGACGGCAATTACTCCAGTTAATTGACTACCATTACCAATAAAATATTGTGCTTTAATGTTTGCCGTGTTAGCGCAGATATTTCCAGTAGAATTTATTACATTAGCATTTACTATGTTTGCAGCAATAGTTCCAGAATTTGCATAAATGTTTCCGGAAGTAATCGTATTTGATACCGACACATTAGTTGTAAATGCGCCTGTTGATGCTCCTATATTACCTACGTTTGCATTTCCAGTAACTAACAACACTCCTGATGTTGTTAAATTGCCGCCAGTGATATTTCCCGAAACACCTAAAATGTTGCCATTAATTCTGTTCCCAGTGATATTTCCTGAATTGGCTGTTAGATTACCAATGGCATTAATATCGGTAACTGTGTTTATTATTGATGGCAAATCAACAAAAAGAACTTGGGATGAATCATTTATTGACGTAAATTGTGAGCCATTAGAGCCGCGACCGATGCTTAATGTGGTTGTTTGAACTTGAACTTGAGCAAGGTTCGCAGTAATAAGCACATTTCCAGTAGGTGAATTGATTGAAATTCCTGGACCCGCTGCGATACTAAGAACTGCCTCGGACTTAAGACTATTGAATAACTGACTAAAGTTATTCTGAGTTTTTTGAAATGCAGTTCTGATTGCATCTGCGCTTGGATCGTCCGGGAAAGTTCCGAAATCTATATTCTGCTGGCTAATGGGATATCTCCTGAGTATACTGTATGAGTATTTATCTTTGGAGACAGAAACAGAAATAGCCGGAACTAAGTCCGACTATTTCATTGATTAAGGTATTAGGTGGTAGTTACTTTCTAATACCTGCCAATTTCATCCAGTCACTCACTGACTCATTGATGTCTTTAGTGTTGTGTGAATGCATACGGTCATTTTGTCCTGCGATTACCGGAACAGTAGTTTGACCAGTTGATTTCTGCTTGTTTAGACCACCAGAGATGATTTTAGTCATGAAATCAATATCGGCTTCCCAATCTTCGTCATTGTTTTGACCTGCATTGTTTGCCCATTCATTGAGACTTTCTTCATCATCATCTTCTTCCTCATCGCACTCACATGGCTCAGAATGACAATCTTCACATTCTTTGTCTTCCTCAACTTCCTGTGGACCATTTTCTTCATGCTGTGACGCATCATAGTTTGCGGCTGCTGCATTTGCCGAATTGTTGCCCTTTGTAGCATTCTGTGAGTTTGCTGAACCGTTATCAGAAGGATTCTGTGGCTGAGCATTGCTCTGACCTTGTTGGTTCTGTGGTTCTTCTTCATCTTCAGCCATATTGTATGTCATCTGATCTTCTGATTCAACTTCATCCAGCTTGTCTTCTTCGCACTGACAGTGTGAAACGGGTTCACCACAGTTTTCACATTCAGCATCTTCATCTTCATAATCGTGATGATCTGAATCACCTTGGATGCCGGAAAGTTTCTTCATCAGCCCAAGCATACCTTCATTGTCATCTACAACCTCAATATCGCCCGGTGTATTGGTTTCGCTAGATGGTGCTTGGATGCTAAAGCCCCTTGGTTCTCCGCCAAGCTCTTCGTGACTTTCGCCACCAAAGATTCCTAATCCAGCCTGCTTGATAAGCGAGATAACTTGATCTGCCTCAGAATCAGTTGCATTAATATTTACTGAATCTGGTGAACCCTGTTGACCTTTAGAGATAGAAATAGTCATGCCTTCGTTAAGTGACTTTTTACTTGACTTTTTACCTTCGTTGATTTGCTTACCTTCATTGATTAAGTTTTCAAGGTTTTTATTCCAAGATTCAAATGCAAAATCATTTTCACCAAGGTGTGCACTATAATCAGAATTATCAGTGTAAGTTTTCCCGCCTACTGTAAACTTACCACCCTTTGGTGTTTTTGCAAGTGCGGCAGTGAAGGCATTGCCTTCTTCCATGTCGCCATACATTTCATCAAGTGTGCCAGTATATGGATCACGAATAGCCTGATCTGCCATACCATGTGTAGTTGCTGGCATATGAGGAGTCGCCATGCCGTAGCATTCGTCCATCATACCATAACATTCATCAAGACCTTCTTTATAGCCATCGTGATATGCTCTGCATTCTTCCATGTCGTCATAATTTTTACCGGCATAAGAGTGACCCTTAAGCCCATGTGACTTACCCTCAAGACGGGCTGCTCTGATACGGTTACTCATATTTTCCTTTACTGCCTTTTTCTTTTTGTCTGATGTGGCTTTTTTCATTGACTCTTTCTTATCGCCATCTTTGTCTAAATCAAGGAAGTCTGGCTTAGCTTTTTTAGCTTCTGTCACTTCTTTTACTCTTGCATATGCAGGGGCTTTTGATTTAGGGTATTTTTTACCAATTAAATCTTTATAATTTTCTCTGTTAAAAGCATTGTCAACAACTTCGACCTGTGGTTCTTTTCCTTCAAGAGTAGTTCTACTTCTACCTGCTCCTAATGCTGCTCCCTGCGTATCAACACCTGCTACTGATGGGATATCTGCTTCCTTGACAGATTTTTCCTCAAGTTTACCTTGCTTAGCCAACTTAGCACGAACCGCGCCTGCAACACGCTCGCCCGCTGCTTTGGAGCCATATTCCTTAGCAGCCTTTTTAGCAATCTTGGCAAAGTTCTTACCCGGCTTGCCCTCATCACGTTCAGCAAGTTTTTTATCTTGCATTTTCATCTTATGTGCGCGATCACGCTCTTGTGCCGCGATATTTTTCATGCCATCTGCTTGTCTGCGCATATTTTTCTTTACGACCGGAACTTCATCATCTTCACTCATCGGTTGCTGACTCTGAGTTGAACTGGTTGGCATAGTTGATTTGGTAGCGCCGCCTTGATTCTGTTGATTCTGTTGACCTTGCTGATTCTGTTGTCCGGGTTGAGTAGGAACAACAATCTGTGCTTGCTGTGGGGTCAATGAACTCAATGCAGTCTGCAATGCTTTACCAGTTGGTGATTGGTCAGTAATGTTAATAAAACCAGCACCAGTTTGTGTTTGGTCGCCCTGCTTTCCTACAACGGGAATTGGCTTCTGACCCGGAGCAAGTGCTTCATCTAATTGCTTGAACATATCTTTCAATGACATTTCTTTAGGATCAGTCTTGACTGCAGGAGCAGATTCATTTAGAACCTTTTTCTTTTTCGGAGCAGTTTTTTTAGCAGATGCTTCTAACTGGCTCATCTTGTCTAATAAGTCTTTCATATATTATCCTTTATGTGCGCCAGTTTGTGGCTTTGCGGGTCTGGTAATGTGTGACATTGGACTATTTTTTCCATGTGGATCATTGTCCAAATACGGCTTGAATGGATCAAATGCATCAGGAGTTTTTTTGCCATCATAAACATATTGAATTTTGTCATCTTTGGCTTGATCTTTAATGCTTTCAAGATATGAACCGCCATATGCTTTTGCAGCAGCCTTGGCATCCTTTTCTTCTTCCATTTCTTCATGAGTAAGAACAGGGCTATGTTTCATTTGGTTAGCATAGCTATCCATTTCATCGTTAATGCTATCATCATATGATGTTTTGACGACACGAACCATATCTACATTGTAGCCAAGTAATTGTGCAATTTGTTGAATCATAGGTTCAGTGGCAGGATATCTAAACACACACTTTATAATCGTAATGGATTCATTCTCCAAATTGGGAAACCCATAAGGGTCTTTTTGGATTGGAGTTGATTTTGGTTCAGATATTTCAACGGGATCAAACTTTTTTAGATTGAACGTGAACATATCAAGAAAGTTTTTATCAACGTTTCCTGCGATTTTAATCGTGTATGCATAAGTTCTTACACTTTCTGCAATGAAATGTTTCAGGCTTTTCATAGGTATCCTTGCAATTGCTTTATATTATATTTATCATTGATCATTATTTTTGTTACTCAACATTCTGAGTAGCTCATTACGATCAAACGACTGTCCTTCGCCTAAGGGAGTAGATTCAATTTGTTCCGTCTTAGCTGCATTTTTAGCATCTAATGCTGCTTTCTTTAGCTGCATGTCAAGCATTTTGAGTTTCTTATTAATTTTCGCAGTCTTTGCCGTGATCGCATGTCCGAGAAATCCGCTTGCTGCGCTGAATATTTCTGCACTAAATCTGGAATCAACTTGCATTCCTAAATCAACAAGGTCTTTATAACTATTTGTTGCTAAAGCTGCGAGTTCATCCATTTCTTCATCGGCGGCTTCAAGTCCCTTGACTTGAGGTAGAGCGTTATCAATCTTTTCAAGAGTGCTTGCTGCTTCTGTGGTGATGTCGTGTACATGTTCAAGAATTGGGTGAGTGAGTTCATTTTCCTCACTGGTTGCCAATTCAAACAGTTCTTCCAGTTTGCGACTAATAGTAATTCTCCATTATTATGGAGTATTTAGTATAGAATTAAACAAGTCTGACTTATCTTTTGTTCTTTGGATCGCCGTTATAAAACAGATCATCTTCAGTTATTACACGAAATGCAAAGCCCTGTGATTTGCAGTATTTGGTTGCTGCTGACCATTTAGCCCTATTGACAACAACTACCATTTTGTTTGCAGCAGATGCCTTACTTTCAATTATACTTTGCTTTTTTGGTTTGATTTCAACTACTTCTGCTATTGTTTTGCCAAATTTATTCTTATACACGACAAAAAAATCGGGAATGTATATAGTAGGTTTTCCGGTAAAGGGGTGTTTGTATGGAATTTTAAGCGATTCACTGGCCCAATGTAAAATATTTTCATTATTATCGAGAAAGACCATGAATGACATTTCCCATCCTGACCTATAGCGCGGTGCGCGATTACCTAAATATTTTTGTGGATTTTTTACGGTGTAAATGCCCTGCGCATACTTAGCCATTATAACGCTCCATACACATACTTCCCATTATTAATATATTATTTAGGTTTTAATTTATGATGTTTCTCTGCACTGCTTGGTTTGGGTGAGGAACATTACTGATTCCATACATTGATGCTTTGGATTTAAATGTATTTAAGTAATAACAAATCAATGAATTCATCTGTAAAGTGTCGTTTGCACCTTTAATAATTTGCAAAAGTTCTATGACATTATACCCCCCTTGCTGTGCTATATTAAATAATATAGCAGCATAATTTCCAGCAATGGTACGGTTATCAGATACTCCGTAGAAATATGAATATACGACATCATAATCTGACGCATTTACTACAGCATTCATGTTATAGAAACTATCATATATCAATACAGTTTGGTCGGGACGATATGTAATTGTAGCCATATTATTATTTATTCTTTAAAGAATGTTGCAAGTTAAATTCCAAAATCAAGCGGTGGGGGTAGATTACCACTGTCATCAGAGGTGCTTCCAATATACTGACTACCGGCCAACTCATTATTTTGATTACTGAGTGACTGTTGATTATTTGCAACTTCCTGTCCCAATGATGATTGATATGAATATTGACCAGTTGCCAGAGACATCGGAGCCGGTGATATCATTATGCCATCAGAATTTGCATATGTAGCTGCTTGTTGTTCTGAAATAGGATCACTATATGAAACGATAGTAGAATTATTGGATATCGGGAAATTTTGCTGATTTAATGTTGGGTTTTGTGCAATAGCAATTCCAGTACTAATATCAGTAGCATTATATTGATTGCCAAAATAATCACTGGTAATGCCATCTTGCGCAACAGAAGGTGGGGATGAAAGTGCACCAATAACAGGAGTATTCGCAAGTCCAAGAGGACCAGGAGAAGATTGCGCATTCGGAATAGAAAATGGAGTATTTCTATTTGTTGGTGTATTCATGCTGGATTGTGCATATAGTCTATTTAATTCCCCACCGTATGAATTATTGCCGACAGTATTAAATCCGTTATATGCAATATTCTGTGCTTGGGTTGCTCCGATCTGATTGAAATTTCCAGGCGAATCTATGTAACCTCCAGAAGCATTTACAAGACCATTCTGCCCTAGTGCGTAACCATTGCTGTTGGGTGATGTAATTGGGCTTGGTGTATTATCGTAATTTGACGAATCACCAAACCCCTTTACTATTTCACCGGGTGACTTACCGTCTATATTTCCATAATTATATATAACAGTTTCATAGTCTATAGTCATTCTATTTGACATTATACCGTCTCCCGCTGCATAGGCATAAGTATCATGACTAAATGTGGTTATTACTGGATTGACAAAAGTGTATGCAGTAAATCTATGCTGATTCAACCCAAAAACTGTTATATTATTAAAAAATGGGTTTTTTTTGCCGGATTTGGCATCACTCTGTCCCCCAGAAAAGCCCCATGAGTTTTGTTGAGAAAATGTTTCTGAATCACTATATAAAGTTCTTGTATTCACATCAGGAGTATTGATAAAGCTGTTACCCGGCTGTCCAGTTTGCGGGATCATACCATCATTATAGTAGTAGTTATAGTAAGTTTCCCACAGCTTATTAATTTGATTAATATTATCATCATGGAAAACTATTTCAACTGGGTCATATTTTATTTTAGTCTGTATTATTCTTTTTCTATTATACTGGTTTAACTGAACTGTATTGAGTGAAAACGATGGAAGTTTAATCTCTTTGACTAATAATCCATAATTTGGCGTTTGTAATGAACTTCCACCTAAAGAAGAATTTTGCCCATACAGTATACCTTGCTGCGAAGGTTGATTGCTGGTAAGTGGCGTATTTAATGCATTGATATTGAAAAAAGTATGGAATAAAAACTTAAACTTTGGCGCGTTTGAATATGCGACAGGTCTAAACGTCTTAGAGGCATGCTGATAATCTCTAAGAACCACGGGACCGGGTAAACTCCCGGTCCCGTTTAGTGTAGTAGCTGCTCCATTCTGAAGATTTTGAAAAAATCCTGACATTATTAATGATATTCCTACCTGTTAAGCAGTAGTTCCACCAATGCCTGTTACAGAACCAGTTGTTCCATCAGCAATACGATTGATTGGAGTACCGACGCCAGAACCAAGTGGTGCCTGAATTGCGTTGTCATAGCGAAGTGATAGGGTAATTCTTACTACTTCGCTTGTTGCATAATTCAGTGTATCGTAGTTGGCAGTTACTAGGTAGCAACCATATAGTTCCCAAGTTTCAAGAACTACTGGTGCAGATGTTCCGTTACCACCATCAAGAATTTCAATATTGGTTTGGAATTTATAATCCTGTCCAGTCGCGGCAGAAGCCTGTTCAACAAAGTCAAGTTGTTTCTGAAGTTGTTCACCAACTGCACGCGAAACACTACCAGATGCGTCATCACGAATGTTAACTTGTAATGGTTGCCATTTGTGCTTACCTGCCAGATATAACGTCGAGTTGTAAACTGGAAGGGTAATTTCGTCAAATGTCACCTGAGGTCTTGCACAGTCAATTACTTGCTTCGTTAAACTTATTCCACTAGTTGAGCTAATACCAAAGTTAAGAAAGTTAACTCTGAATCTGAACTGTAGTTTTGGCATCAACAAGCCTTGGTTTCCGCCAGCGTTATCTGATGCTACTGTCATGTTAAATAATGATTGGCTTGCTGTTGCCATTTGTATTCTCCTGTTATATATATATTTATCTTTAGTTAGAGTGGGTGCCGAGCACCCACTCTATGTTTTTATTGACCTTTATTGTTACCCAATGTACCAGTAGCAAGGACGCGAACTGGGATATAGATGAATTCAACAGCCTTGACTGGTTCAATTGCAACGTCTACCCAAAGTTCATTTCTATCAATTCTTGCTGGTGTGTTGTTTGACAGATCACATACTACCAAGTAGTCATATAAGCCTCTCTTAGCAACAAGATCAACCAACAGTGACTGAATTACACCAGTGATTTGACTTCTAGTGAGTGAATCATTAGGTTCAAACACAAATGGTCTTGCCGCTAGAGTCAACTGGCGACGGAGATAAGCGATAAGTCTTGCAACGTTGATTCTATCAAGTGCAGAACTTGACTTATAACTAGTGATATTACCATAGCACAACAGTCCGTTTCCTGAGAAGAAAACAAGTGGGTTGATTTCATTTTCATATAGAGTATCACGGATACCTTGGCTGGTCTTAACCGTAATAAAACTGCCTGTAGCTGAATCAATATAACCAAGACTTGTGGCATTATCAATGATTCCACGACGAGTACCTGCCGCCGCAAACCAAGGATAAGCGATGTTATCGTTACGTAAGAATGTTCTGATCATCATGTGTGATGGCGGAACTGCAACGATATTCCCATTTAAATCGGATGTTGTGCCCGATGGGTAGAACAATCCAAGATAAGTGTCACGATTTACAAGACCATTCATATCAGTAGTTACTGATCCATATGAGTTATTTGCCCATGCCTGAATTGCAGTTCCAGTTGCTGGAAGATTCATTGGAGTATCTCCAACAATGTATCCAGTTTGACCACGATCATCGTTGAGAACAATCATGTTTGGTTGAAGTTCAGGGTAGTTTGGAGCAGCGATCAAGTTGAAGAAATTGTCTTCGTCACGAATTGCAGTATTAGTATCAATAGTTGCTCTCATTGCTTTGACAACCATTGCTCTCTGAGCATTGCTTCCCATGTATGGAGTGCCATCTTCCATATTACCAGATACCGTTACCCAAGCATCGGTTACTGCGGGAAGAGTAGCACCAGGGAAAGTGCTGTTATTGAAGTAATTAGCAATATATTGCTTTACATTATACCCTGAGCGTCTAGTGTTATATAGCAGCATACCTACTGGATAAAGAGAATGATTCGGAGCATCCAAATCAAGATAATTGCTAGTGAGCAATGATTGAATCGTAGGAATTGCATCTGTTACAGGGCTAACAGACCCTGACGTTCCCCAACGAGCATCTTGGAAAATGATACCACTTGAATCAACGTGATCAGCAGTATTAATCATTACCCATTGTGCAGTTTGCGGATTACCTGCAAGTTGCCAACGATAAATGACTGGATATTCTGTCAAGTTTGCAGTATCAATCCAGAGATCACCATATTGAAGTGCTGTGCCATCTGATTGTGTAGTTGGCATAGTAGCACTAACAAGCGGTCCATTCGGATCAGTTACTGGAGTTCCGGTTGGGAGAGGGAATCCGTTTGAATTAAAGCATACGTTATTATATCCCTTCCATCCAGTTGAAGTATTGACCATGATGTCAACCTGATCAACTACTGAATAGAACCAATTAGTTCCAGACGCTGGAGCATTAAATGGTGCGCCAGAAGATGCCTGCATTGTAAATTCTTGCCAGTTTGACAACTGGGTTGAATATGCAATTGGACCCACACCGGACTTAAAGGAGACAGCAGTTACTACGCCAGCACTTACTGCTTCAACAGTCACGATTAGATCATTGGCAGGTGATGTTCCACCAAATTGTGTACCATTAAAGGTTATGCTGTTACCTACTGCGTAACCAGAACCACCACTTACAAAACTAGTTGGATTTACGTAGTATGTTTGGTAGTAATTTGTTACTTTAAGTTGTAGACCAGAACCACTGCCACCTGAACTTGCAGTTGGAGTGAAGCTTGCTACGCCAAATGGACCTTCTTTGACTCCCTGTGTTGTTCCAATTACAAATCCGGCATCCATCATCAATCCATTGCTCAATCCAGTGGTTGGACTTACATCGTTAACGACAATTGTACCACCGGCAGTATGAGTAAGTTGAATTGATCCTGTTGCAGTTAATGCAGCAGAAGTATATGGAATATTTGCTGCTTGCCATGCTGCAACAAAGTCTGCACCAGTAACCAAGGCTGTTCCGTTTGTTCCGCCGAAAGTATATGCGGCTGATAAACTATTTGAACCGGGAACCGATACAAAAACATTTGCACTATACAATGTAGTTATTGTTGCAGTGCCTGATCCTGTTCCAGGTCCAGATGCAGTAAATTGTGTGCCTATATTGTTGTTTGCTGCACCAATCAACGTAAAGTCAGTAGTTCCTACTGTTTTAATAGTATACAAGGTTCCGGTTACAAAAGAACCTGCGTTAACTGTTGTTGTATTACCAAAGGATGGTGCATTGTTATTACCGGTGATAATAGTTGGACCAGTTGCAATTCTTTCCCAATAATAAAGTGGAGAGTTGACCCAGCCAGTTCTTACATCTTGGTCATACCAGTATTGAGTATAGACTGTTCCGGCAGGAATTGCTAACCCACCAGTTGAGTCAAGAGCAGCAGTAGCATTCCAATCGTCAGTTGCATAACTTACTAACTGCGGAACCCAAGTGGCAGTGGTGGAATTCCACTGTTTGATTACTGTATTCAGACCGTTTCCTGCTGAACCAACTTTGAACCATACTGAACCCGATGGTGCAGGATATGTTTGACCAGATTGCCATAATGGCTGTTGAGCGGAAGTTCCATATGTGGTTTGTGGCTGATAGTATGTGCCTGTAGTAATTCCCAGTGCAGACAAAAGAGTGCTTGTTCCAGCAATTCCAAGAGAAAATGGTACAGCGAGATTAGCAAAATTAGCATTAGTTTGCTTTGAGTAAATTTGTAAGTTTCCACCTACTACAGCAGCAGATAATGGAGTTAATCCTGCGGCATTAATCTGGCTACTGATGTTACTAATATTGTTGTTTGGAGAAGCAGGAACTGTAATAGTTAGCTGCGCGCCACCATTGATTGTAATGGTCAAGTTATCGCCCGGATTCAGTGTTGGATTTGGTGCAGGAGCAGCACCCATAACAGTTGGAAGTGAACCCAACCATGAATAACTTCCTACAGGTGCCCACGTATTTCCCGGAACTTTCTTGAAGAACATAGGAGCATTTGATGCACTTGGATAATTGTAGTTAGGGACAGCAACAACAGCGTATTGGCCAATACTACCGATAGAAGGTGATGGCGCAGTTCCAGAAAGCTGTGAAGCCAAAGTTAAAACGAGTGGAGTTTGAAGGGCAAATTGTCCGGTGGTTGAATTGAATTCGTAAATTCCCCAAGTAGAATTAGTTGTATCTAACCAATAAGTACCATTTGCTGGATTTCCAAGTGGGCGACCAGTTGAACCAACAAGACTTGCCAAATCAATATCTGCTCTCAAGCAATATACTTGGTTAGTTACGCCGAGTGCAGAATAAGCAGCAAGCAATCCATATTCGTTCAATTCATAACCATTGATCGGAGTGCCATTGGTTGTGTTATAGAAGAATGGATTACCATAAGTATTAACTAGGTCTTGCTGACTAGTTATCAAGTAAAGTTGACCAGCATTAGCAGCAGTAGTTCCAGTTGCAACAGCAGTAGAATTTGGCTGAGCCTTATTCTGTGCAGTGGCAAGCAAAATAAACGGAATAGAATTAGTTGGTGCCGATACGTATTGTGACTGGTCAATAACGGTAACTTGTACACCTGGGGATACTAGTGTCATATTTGTTTTCCTTTTGTATAATTATAAGGTATACCACCTGACCAAAACTTTCATTTTGGTTTCTAAATGTATTTAGGAAAAGTTTTCAAAATATGCCTGTTAACGAGTCTTTAAAGACTTTTTGTTAAATAGTATCATGAGACCTATGTGTAAATCCTGTAATAAAAATGCGTGTTCTATCAACTACACCAGACTGGGTAAAACCTATTATCGCAATAAGTGCTACCATTGCAGGAAAAACAAACCAAGAAAAAAATCCACGGTATATCTATGGGAAAAGGCTGGATATGCAAAAAAACCGCACTGTGATTTGTGCGGTTTTAAGAGTTTGTATACCAGTCAAATTGTGGTATTTCACATTGATGGAAATTTAGAGAACGTTTTGTTTAATAATTTGCGAAGTATTTGTCTTAATTGTGTTGAGGTGGTAAATCGTAAAGAAGTTAATTGGAAGCGTGGAGACTTACGAGTTGATCGCTGAAATGATTGAAGCAATTTGCTGATGCAAACTATCAATTGTTCCATTGTTATCAAGGTGCGCGTCATAGTCTAATCCAACACTTGAATATTCACTGGCATGAATTCCTAAATCTTCAAGTAACTTTTGGCAAAAAAACTTTGCATCTTCACTGTCTGTTGTGTTTAAGGTAGTTGCATGAGTAACCCAATTAGGCTCCTCACCACGATGACATCGCATGGTGATACCGCCTGCATTTTTGATAGCAGCAAGTTCGTTGGGAAATCTGCAATCAGTAATGACGATATCTTCATTGGTGCTGCGTAATTTGTTTTCTAACGCAGCAACCCAAATATCATTATGAAATGACTTACGAGCAACTTCTGTTCCCCATTGCTGTAGAACCCAACGCGGAGTTAGGTGGGGAATATCTAAACGCGATGCCCACCATTCGTCAACCTGCTCTCGCCATTCTCTGCTGGCCTTGGTTGATCCTTCAAGGAGTTCTCGGTCCCAACTGAAAATACTTGAAATAGCATCCTTCAATGTTGAGGCAAAACTCATGCGTTTGAAGCCGTGGAAAGTGCAAAGGAAATCTGCTGCGGTGTCTTTTCCTGAACCAATTAGTCCAGTAATACCTATAATTTTATTTTTCATTTTTTTAACATACTGTAAAGTTAGAGGAATGTCAAGTCTTAGATTGCACCTTAGTCATCAAGAGTTCCTATAATATAGTTCATCTGTAGGTCACTAATATCATCTCTGAGTTTTTCTTCTTCCTCAGTCGTAATAGTTCCTGCCTTGATTCCATTGTTTAAATCTTCAATTAATTTTATAATTTTTTGCTGTTCTTCAATCATTAACCTTGAATCCATGTCAATGGCTGGCTGTAATCTACATAGTTCTTGAGGTCCATCATCAAACGTTCCTGTTCTGCTTTGGCTTCATTCTTCATTGCTGTGCCGTTTAAGGTTGTTCCGCCACTTGGACCCGCAATGCTCCCAAATTTTTCACGCGCTTCACCAATGATCATTTTACACTGTGCGAGCATAAAGTCGCCAATCCAAATACCAGCGCCGGGGTCTTGTAAAAGTTCCCATTCTGGGCGCTGAACATCAGCCCAAATAAGAATACGTTCACCAGTTCCCTTAAAGTCACGAGTGATCTTTAGAGCCTTTGTAACAGGATTGAACGTATAGGTAAGATAACCACCAAACATACGCGCTGCAAGTTCAACGTAACCTGCATAAAAATCGTATGTGGCCATACCACCCGTGTAGTTGTAGTTCAACAAATAGGTGTTTAAGATGGCGCTTGAGAATGGGTCAAAGGACGAGGAAGACGGACCAGTTTCAAGACCCACTGTGCGTCTGAACAGAGAACGAACGTTTATGAACTCAGAAGGCAACGTATAAGTATCAACATTTTTGATAACCGTCATCAGAGTGTATGTTTCTTGAGTTGCATTCTGTGCTCTTTGACGATACACCTTAATTGCATAGTTGTATGCAGCCTCATAGTGCTGGGGATCAAGTTCAAGGTCTATAATTCCATCGCCTAGACGATATCTGATATTATCAAAAAATGCTTCCTTGAGTTGATCAAGATCAAGATTCGTAGGCGTTGATAGAATGTTTGCAGTCATAGTCGTGTTCCCTCATAATGTTATTTATCAGGAAACGACAGACCTTGGTTCTCTTTAACGATTTGCGTATTAATCCATATATGACCATCTACATCCCACGTGCTTCCCGTAGGATGATATTCATTATAAGGACAAACGTGTTCTCCCTGTTGATTAGGATGTTCCTTGTTTGGAACGTAGATCGTAAAAACCTTACATTCCAAACAATAACTGGGTCCTAAGCCCATTATTGCACTCCATTTTTTTTATCAATAATGCTTCTAAGATTGGGCTTAAAGTAGTTAGGTCCCTTGAGGATTTTACCATCGTCTCTATAAATGGGAAGCCCATCCGCACCGAGTTTACTCATATTTGAGTTGTGAATTTCTTCAAATACCTCATCTAATGGAATCCCATATGTAATTGCTGTCCCATAGATGACGTAAAGCATATCACCCAGAGCATCCGCAATTTCTACAATATCATTGTTTTCTTCGCCGGTTAGATATTCATTAAATTCCTCCTGAAGCAGAGACTTTCTCAATTTCCGTTCTTCTTGGTCAGGTAGTTCTGGATTCTTTCCAATATAAGACCCGTAGGTTTCATGAAACTGCTTCACCATATGAGTTTTATTCATTATTTTTCCTTTTTAATGTGTTCACCAAACTTTAAGAATGATGATACTTTCGTTCGTGCGACCATTCGGAATTGTCGCTACAGTTTTAATTTCGTCAAAGAATTTGCGACCGGCAGGTTTACCAATCTTCATGAACTCTTTGAGTTGTTCATGTGGCTTTCTCAAAGTTTTAGATTGACTTTTCTTAGTATCAAAACCCAGAATGGTAGTTCCCTTGACTGTAAAGCATTTGCTATATTCATCTGCAATCAGATAGATCAACTTGCGCTTAGCAGTGTCATAAAGATATGCCTCAGTTGCATTATGCAACTTCACAGGAGATACGCTTGTCAAGTCAAGTTTTACAGTATCATCTTTAAAGTGCTTTAGATACTTCAACTTAGAAACAATCTTTTCTACTGGAACTGTCTTCTTAGGACGGGGTGCCCGAGTTGCCTGTTTGATAGCAACGTAATCACCCAAATCATCAATGATTTGGCCAGCAAACTTGATCATGTTATTGATCTGAGTGCGTGTGTATTTGGCATACCCTTCTTTAATTTCGGGGTCTTTTCCAATCTTTGCCGCCTCATATTCAAACTTAATGTTTTCCCAATGCTTGACATATTGCCCAATATGGTGTGGCAATACCTTCTGCTCATTCAAAGTCGCATGAACTTTATCTCTGGTGGCGAATTCTTTTGGACAAGAAGAATTGATAAAATCATCAGCAAGTGCTTCAATTTCGCTAAATGCATCGCTTGCGCGTTCTCGCATTACTTCCTGTATGTTTTGACGAGTAGCAATCTTTGGCGCGGCATCGGTGCTATTCATAGCAACATCAAGTTTGCCAGCGTTAATAGCATGTTCAATTCTGAGTTTTACAAAATTTGACAGGGGAGCTACTTCTCCACTGGTTCCGCGCAAGTCTTTCCAATATCCTGCTTCTGCTTGGTTGAAGTCTGGACACCCGGTGCGCAGTAGTTTACAAATAATAGCAGTCCATACACTAATACCATTCCACCCAGTAGCCTTTGTGGCATTTCTGATGTCCTGATTAGTATATCCATTTTCCTTCATCCATGCCCACACTTCAGGGAGCAAGTCTGTTTCCTGATAGTTTTCGTAATAAAAATACTTGGCATCGTTCTTGAATTTATAGAATTTTTCACCAGTCCAGTTATCCCATCCAGTAAAATCTGGTCCAGACAATTTCTTGCCGCGCCTTACTGTTGGTGCTGCACGAGTAGATTTTTTCTTAGTCTTAATCAGTGATGGGCGTCGTGCCATTTAAATCTCCATGTATTGAAATGTTACTTATACTAAACTATAAGGAGATTGTCAATTAGAAAAAAGCCCTGCCAAATTAATGACAGGGCAACTTTCATTTATCCACGAAAAAGTAGGTAAATCTTGCGTCCACCCCAGATAAGGAAAGTGATAATTGCAAGGAGAATAATAAGATTTACAAGTCCCCAGAAGATCATACCGAAAAAACCGGGACCATTATCCTGCTGTGGTGCCTGCATCTGCTGCTGGTCCCCCTGAGGGGCACCTTGGGCCACCTGCTGTGGTTGACCACCGCCGCCGCCGTTGTTTACATAGACAGGAGCCTGCTGGTTATGGTTGTTCATCGCCCACATCCAAAAGAAGGGATTGCTGAACACGCCACCACCGTAACCGCCGCCATAATAGCCGCCGCCATAATAGCCGCCGCCGTGATAATGGTTATGAATGACCGTATGATTAGCACCGCCATAGCCACCATTATAGGTATTGGACGAACGAGTCACCACACGGGTCTGTGCAGGCTTTGCCGTGTTATAAGACGAGCCAGAACTAAAACGCGATGTGGTAGCTGCAGCAGGTTTATAAGTGCTGTTATAACTCCCAGAAGGCTTGTAGGTGCTTCCTGAACTGAAGCTGCGCGAACTGGAACTTGAACTGTAACTACTTGAGCGCGAGGAACTGAATCCGCCGCCACCACCAAACTTACCGGCATAAGCAGGCTGCGCGATCATTACAACAGCGGCAAAACTAAGAATAAACTTCTTAAACATATTAATATTCCTTATTCAGCAGGGAGGATAGTAAGAAGATGATCAAGAATTTCCTTCTTGGTTTCAATCTTCTTTGATTCGTCAAGTTCATTCAGATACGCGACGACTTTGTTGAGGGTTTCTTCCTTGCCCTCAAGATATTCAATGTAATTCTGTGCTTCGTCAATGACTTTGCCAATTACATATGGTTGAGTTTGACGAATGTTGTCAAAATCGGTTTGTAGACCTTCATAATTCATAATTAATTCTCCTTTACAATTTTTACTTGATATCCAAGCAGGGCTTCAATTTCTGCGATGGTAAGTTCTTGGACAGCGGTGGTTCTGCGTTTATGGTCTGCCTGTGTCACATGGACATCATTCAGATACCAGAACTTGGAACCATCTGCAAATTCAACAGCAGGCCCATCTTCACGGTGGCGTTCACCATTCAGAAACCATTCCTTGGCTCCATCTGCATATTCAATAGCGGGTCCATCTTCGCGATGGAGTTTGTCATTCAGATACCAATAATTGTCGCCAGCCACATCTTCAACAGCAGGAAGATCATTTTCGCGATGGAGTTTGTCATTTAAATACCAATACTTGGTACCATCTGCACGTTCAATAGCAGGACCATCTTCGCGATGGCGTTGATCATTCAAAAACCAGTGCTTGGTGCCATTTGCATATTCAATAGCGGGTCCATCTTCGCGATGG